TGAATTAACCAAATTAGCAGAAGAAATAAAAGCTATAGATGAAAATTGTGCTAATATTATAGCTCAGAAAGAAATGGAAAAGAAATTTGAAGATAAAGATTTAGCAAAAATAGCTTACGAGAATCAATAAATAATAGGAGGAATTAAAATGAAAAAATTTAAAATTAAAGGAAAGTTTGATGTAGACAAAAATTTAGGAGTAACATTTGAAGAATTTGAAAAATCTTTAAAAGAAGAAAGATTAAAAGAATCTTTAAAGTTTAAGTATCTTTATGGTGAGATAAACCCTCACCTAGAAGGAAGAAACATGGAGGGTTTACTTACTATTCTAAGTAACGATTTTATTATTCACAAAGTTAACACAAATAAGAAAGATGAAAGTTTTGAGATAGTTGTAGTAGCTGCTAGTATATATGCATTTGATATGATTAATACGGCATATCAAAGTGCTAATCATGAAATATATTCTAGTATAAGAAGTATAGTAGACCCTAAAGAAAAAACTATACAAACTGTTACATTTGATTTAATTATCAAAAAATTAGAAAAACCTGATATGGACAGACAATTAGAAATATTAACAGAACAGGTAAATGAAATATCCGATAAATTAAAAGAAAATGATAAAATTATCAAAGATTTAGAAAGTAAAAATAAAAAATTAAAAGAATTATTAAAAACTGAACAAGGAGAAATAAATCGTTTAGAAAAACTTATTAAAGAAAATAAAAAGTTAGAAGAAAAGATACTGAACGATTTACATGAATAATCTAGATTAAAGTATTAAAAAAAAAATAATGGAGGTAATAAAATGAGTTATCATAATACAACAACAAATCAAAATCAAGATCACAGGGATGGTGTAATGAGTCCTAGAACGACAAATGTGACTATGGGAATAAATGGAGCTAATGGAGTACAAGGAACTAACCCAAGACCAACAGGAGAAAGACCATCTCATCCTGGTATAAAAGAAAATGTACCATCATTAAATAAAGAAATAGTAACACATCAGAGTATTTTAAAGGATGGGGAAATTAATAAAAATAGCGTCGTGATGGAATCAGAAAACATATCAATACCTAAATTTAGAGATCCGTGGGGGGATGTATCAATTAACAATCCTTCTACAAATAACGTGATACCACCTCAACCTCAGCCTATAAATGTATCACAATTAAATGATACAAACAACAGAACTTTAGCACAAATCTTCTTTAATCCTTTAAATATGTCTATGCCTGAAGAACTACAAGAAAGCGTAGATATAACGTCTACTACTAAATACACTATTGATAATTTGGAATTAACATTATTAGGAACATTCGATATCGTTAAGAAAAATTTAAGAGCAATAATAAAATTCCCTTTAGATGAAAATATTATTGTAGCAGTAGATCAACATATTAAAAATATTTACTTTTTAAATAAAGATGGTATATTAGACAAATACCCATTATATGGTATGGATTTTAGTACATTGACACTATTTTTAAGAAAAATATTCGATATCGGTAATGTATATGTACATCAAGATTTTAATGCAATAATTCACCGTATTGTCATGGGAAGACAGAATAGAATACGTTATGCTGTATATGAAGATGAATTACCTAAAACTGAAGACTCAAAAATCTCAGAATTGTTAGCAAAAAATAAATAATTAAACATAACGGTATAAAACTTAAACAGGGTACTTGTACCCGGAAAGAGAGAAAATTATGAAAAAAGTAATATTAGTAATATTAATCTTAACATTAGGCACGTTTGTGCTAGGTGAGGATGCGAGTTTTTATGGAGGTAAGTTACATGGAAGTATGACAGCATCAGGAGAAAGATTTAATCAACACGAATTTACGGCTACACATAAACAATTACCTCTTAATAGTATCGTAGATGTTACAAATCCTAAAAATGGAAAAACTGTCAGAGTCAGAATAAATGACAGAGGACCATATGTAAAAGGTAGGTCAATCGATCTATCAGCTGCGGCATTTGCTGCTATAGAAAATCCTAATAAAGGGATTATTAAAAATGTAATTATAAATGTAGTCTCACTTGGAGATAATAAACGGAACTATACTCGTTCCAGAACCACAAAAAAGAAAAAAACATCTAAAGTCACTCGGACAAGTAGTAGAAAGAAGTCTACTACAAAAAAGAAATCTAAGAAAAAATGATATATCCCCCTGTATGGGGGATATTTTTCAAACCGTTAAATTAACCAAAAACAAAAAATTCTAGGAGGAAATAACTATGATTAAATCAGTTAAAATGGTATTCAACAAATTAGAGGATGTATTAGAAGTCGATTCATCTTTAGGAGAAATCTCTTTTAAGTATAATTTAGGAGATGTAAAAATATACGGAGAAAATGGTGAAGCAATCATATCAGAAAACGTTACAGTAAATTCTGAAAACCCACTACCAGAATTACCGTTAGACAGTAATGAATCGTCTATAAATTTATTAAAACTTTTAGTAATCAAGATGTTAAAATCTAAATATAATTTCTTTGTAACTCAAGAATCTCCATTTATAGAAATATCTGAAGAAGATAATGAAAGATATTTAGATATAGTCGGAAGACTAAATAGAATAACGGTACCTGATACTATTGTTAGAGATTATCTTAATACATTATATAAAGAAATTACTAAGATAGACCCAGATACAGCATCTAAAACAACTACACAAAAAGTCTTTCATAAAGAAAAAGATCTTATATTTATTAATGTAAGCTGTAAAGATGAAGATCATTCTGTGTCTATGGGTACTTTACATATGTTATCAGAAAAAGAAAATAATCCCGTTACTAATTGTATTATACAGCCTTTAAGAGTGTTTGACTTAAATTTAATACGTCACGATATTTATAAAGTATTCGATATAGAAAAAGAAATTAGTTATAAATTTGATGAAAAACCTATAATCGAATTTATGAATAATATTATTAATAAAATTATGAGCTGCAGCTATATTAAAAGAAATATTATATCTGACCTTCCTAAAGACGTATTTAAAACACAAACAATCGGTACATTGTTATTTGAATTAAAAGATAACAAATTACACTTAGTAACTGAAACCGATTCCTTATACGGTAAGGACTATTTTAAAGCACCAATCAAGTTAAAGATAAATGAAAATGATTTTGGTATTACTGATATAAGTATTCCTACTGTATCAATTGGATTACCTACAATGATATATGATGTTGAATATAATAATGATCAATATAAAATAGTATTTAAGACTGGTACTATTGATATGTTGAAAGAATTATGTACAGAGGAATTTATTGATGTGTATAATAGATTAACTTTATTAGAAACATTCAAAGAAAAGTTATTATCTGAAGATGGTAGAGATATGATTACAGATGGATTTTTATCAGTTGCTTTAAAATATGGTTGGACTCAAGATTCAGATATTAAACAACCTTCAGTTACATTTTTACCAATAAAAAATTCTGAAGATCTACATATATTAATTAAGTATTTACTTGTAGATTGGGATACTAATAAACAAGAAAAAATTGAAAAAGAATTATTAGTGGAAAAAGGAATAGTATTTAAGAAAGTAAATGATAAATTACAATTTAATTCTGTTGAAAGGGTTCATATGAATTATTTAACATTCTTCGGAAGAATTGAAAGATTGTCTGAATTATATAAAACAATAACTAAGACATCGCCTTATGAAAAACTTCTTATTGAATTATAATTGTATATAATATATACGATAATGAAAATTGGAGGTAATAAAAATGAAAAAAGAAAAGAAACATGATCGTAAATACATTAAAACCTATAACGGTCAACCGTTTATAGAGATCAAAAGTCCATATGACTTTATGAGAACCAATATGAGAGATGAGGATATTGCTCATGCAATTCACGTATGGTTTAAAGTCAATGGAGATTTACAAGAATTCTATAATTGGTATGATGGTAGAATATTTCATAAACGTGAAAATTTCTATTCTACTACATTAAGAAATTATATGAGATTAGAACCAATGGAGAAAATAATACAGTTCGCCGATACATTTGAAGTATTTAAAAAGAAATTTAGAGAATATGATAAATTAAGAATGAAGCCACTTGTGTTATTTTGGTTCAGATGCGGAATGCATCATCCAGATGGAATCATTCCTTGGAAAGAATGGAAAGGGGAATGGTTAGATGCTGGATACATTCCTAAAAGAGTGGGTCACAATATGAAAATGATCCATAAAAGAAGACTTACTACAGATCTAGAATTTTATGATTATGAAGATGATCGTGTAGTATTATGGAAAGGAGAAAACTATGAATCAAGAGGACATAGGTGTGATAACAACAAAGAAGATAACTCGTGATTTCATGGAATATGAGACGGCTCGTTTAGGGCCGTTTCTTGATTTATTTTTTCATCGAAATCCAGAAATAATAACAAATTTTGAAGGTGAAATGACTGATGAACATCGTATGGAATTCTTAAAGATACTTATAGATAAATCTAATAAAAAAGATTATTATGAGTTATCTTTATTATTATCAATACCTGGAGAATTCGGTCATCATGATATTGTATATCCTGTATATAAAGGTATATTTTATCCAAATATGAGATCAATGGCTAAAACGATAAAAGGAATAAAGAAAAGTATAAAAAAATTATATCATAAAATGATTTTTGTATTGTTATCTTATAGATCTAAAGATGAATTTAATACCGTTTGTGATTTTGCTGCAGATCTATTTAAAAGTCTTTTTGATTTAACCTTAAAGATGGCTGATTTATTACCATCTATTATTATATATACTAAACAAAAAGGAGATGAATAATTAATGTTTAAAACAGAAATGGATCTAACAAATACGTTAGATCCTTTTAAATTAAAATTAGAAATGGGTAATAGACTTTTTTTTAGTTTACCTAATATAGAAATTAGTGTAGACGATGGTGGAGAGAAATCTAAATATACTATAGAAGATGTAAACGATTCATTCGAACTTTCTAAAGCATATCCAGCATTCTTAGAGAAATTTATTTTTTCTAATGATCAAAATCATAGAAATAATTTTTTTAATGAACATACTTTAGAAAGAGATATTGCTGCAGGTATATTAACAGTAACACCTGAATTAAGTGTTATAAATAATTATTGTAGAAAATTACGTAATTTTGATAAAGAAACTTCTCAATTCAATAAATTAGTACAAGCATTATATAAATATGCTACTACTAAAAAGATAGTAATTGATACACAAGCTATATGTTTTAAAAAAGAAGACACTAATGTTATAGTAGAATTTAATAAACCTTTTGAACCTAATGTAACTGCTATTAAACATAAAATAGGAGACACTAAAGCATCTGCATTTAGTAATGATATAACAGTTGAAGATGATATATCGTTATATTTAGCTGGTATAAATTACGATAAATTAGAAGAAGAAATTAAAAGTTTATTTGGTGATACTATTACTTCTGAAAAACCTGATCTTTCTAATATACAAAGTGATTTATCAGATATGCAGAAATTAATACAATCATTTCTTACTTTAGAGATCTCTTCTGATAGATCAGTTAAAAGTGCAGCCTCTTTTAGATTCTCTTTTGACAATGGAGTATTATTAAATTTATCTGAAGATGAGACTTTAGAATTAGGTAGAGAATTTGGTCAACTAATATTAATTAATAAAAGAACAAATGTGGAAACTAGATTACCATTAAGTAGAGCTAGAAGTATTAATAGACCTAATATAGTAGAACCTATTATAGCTATGAGAGCTTTATATTTATTATTTGTAGATGGGTCTGTTACTTTATTAGATATATTCCACAAAGCTATATTATCTAAAGATAAAGATGCTAAGATAGGAACATTTACATTTAGATTAAATGAACAATTAAATCCAGAAATAATATATACTACAGATACATTAGAATATATTATTCTTAGTGATAAAATGTTAAAATTAACAATTAATAATAAAGAAAATCATGAATTTAAAGATAGTTTATATTTTACGGTAGATCAAATAAAAGATATCGTGGAATCATTGGCTAAAAAAAGAGGTTCTGATATTGTATTAGATGATTTCTTAAATTATTTAAGAGTATTAGAAGACTCATTAAAAACTTTAAAAAGATATAGTAATTAATACACTGCCCTTTATGGGCAGTTATTTTTTTACCCGAACTACGAGAATATTAATGAGAAAGGAGGTTATGAGAATGGATTTACAAGCTTTAATGAATTTCTTGAAAGAAAATGGTATTGTGGTTAATGTTCTGTTCGTAAAATTAGCTGGTCATTTTGTTGTTGTTTTATTATCTCATACTGCAGCTAAAATATATTTAAGGAAAAGATTTTCTCCGATTTCTAAATTTTTTGCAGCAGTTACGATATCTACAGCTTTCGTAGCTATCTTAGCTGAATTAATACCTGTTGGAAAATACTGGTTTATATTAAGCTTTTTAGTCGGTCTAATGACTGATGTACTTCCTGAAAGATTACTACGATTTTTAAATAATACTAAGACTGTAGACGCTGTTATAGAAAATGCCTCTAATGAAGTGGTTAAGAAATATAAAGGAGCCTCGGATTTTGTTAAGGCTGTACTACCAAATACAAAAAATCAAGATACTGGGGCGGTATTTAAACAAGACATCGAAGACAAGAAAGAAGCACCTGAGAATAAAGAAGACATAGAAAAAGAGGAGGTGGCTACATCTGATGAACAACCAACAAACGAAATCGAACAACGTATCAAAAGAGAACATCGATTCAAAAGACACTAATAAGGAGGTATTATACCAGTATAGAAAGAAACAAATTAAAACATTAATTTTCTTAGGAATATTAATAGCAACAACAATGCTTGGTTTCCGAAATAGTAATAAGACATCAGACATAATGTCCACACCTTTGTCTTATTATTTACAACAAGATAACCATACTATAAATGCAACAGTTGCTAGTAAAGCTAAAATAGTACTAATTATATTATGTGTCGTGCTTATGCTAGTTTTGTATATTTGTCATTTAGATTCAGAAGCTTTTAAATTACCTTTTAAAGTAAAGAAAGAAAAAGATCAAAAGTATTCCGAAATAATATCTATATTATCATCATTTGGTACAATAATTTGGGTTATTATACTATTTGTATTATTTAATCTCGTATTTTATCAAAAGGATTTAGAAAAATTTATAGCTAATCAAAAGACACCTACAGAACAAGCAGGATTACCTGAAAGCAAAATAGAATATAGAGGACCGGATCTACAGAATCCTGATGATCCGCCCTTTCCCTTTAGTCCACACCAAACAGTTGTTGGAATGGCAAGAGAAGCAAGATTAAGTGTAGAACGTTTACAACTATATTCTTTGATGTGGATAGTATATAAAAATGATGAACCATTAAAAAGTAATTTTCCAAATGCTAAGGAGAGATTTTATGAGTTAGAGAAACATCATTATCGTATCGTATGTAAAGAAAAGATGTCATGTGTAAATTTTATTAATCGTGTAGCACCCATCAATAGATCTTTAATAACATTGAAGGTAGTTATACTAAAAGAAGCATTATCATTAAATGTGGCTAAAGAATATTTTAATAATAGTCCTAATATAGATGTATTAAATAAAGAACCTTTAGTTAGAATGAGAGATGCTGTACAAGTATGGGCAAATGAAACTGAAAGAAAAGGGATGGAAGATAAGTCTGTAGAGATACCAATGATATTATATCATTTGAATATTGAGCCAACAGCAGAAAACTTAGCTCTTTTCGAATTATATGTTAAAATATTGGACGAAACTCCACTTAATCCTAAAATAAGTATAGGATTTTTAAAGCAGGCTATAGATACAGATCCGAATTTAAAAATACCTATACCAAGAAATGAAATTGAATTAAAACGTTTGAGACATATATAATAATCCCCCCATTTGGGGGGACTTTATTTTAACGACTTATATAGTCAAAATAATATTCTGGATAAATTATATATCTTTTTTTATCTTTTATATGTTGTTTTAATTCTTTAAAATATTTATGAAAATTATTTATTTCTTCTTTACCATTTAATTCTATAACATGATATTTTGTTTTATCTACTAAAGCTTTAAATTTATATGCATCATCTTTTCTTCTTTCTGCCATAGAAGGATGATTATTTTTATCTTTACCTCCATCTTTAATAGATATTACACAATCATATTTAGGTAAAAAGAAATCTGATATGTGTAATCTTTTATTTCCTTTATCGTCTATCCATGTTATCTCTGGACCAGGTGCTTGTAAATCATCACTACTCCATACTAAAGGAGAAAGATTCTTAAGGAATAGTTCTTCATATGATCCTACTACAGTAAATTCTTTACCTTTAAATTCTACTACTTTACTTATACGTCTATTAGCTAACATTTTCTTTTGGTATTCAGGATCAGCAGCATAATTAAACATACCATCTTTTTTAGTAGCATTTTCTATAAATTGTTTTCTCATAACTTCATTACATGAATTACCTTTATTTTTAAAGTATGTTCTAATAGTACGTAAAGGATCTATAAATAATCTTTTAATCGATAAAGGTTCACATAATATTTCGTATCTTTGTTTTTTAGCATTCCATTTAGTAGGTGCTCCACATATTTGACATTTACCTTTACCATTACGATCATCATATAAGAAATGAGCTACATCACCATTATATTCTTTAGGGATTTTATTTTTATAATTTTTCTCTACATATTTTATTAGATCCGGTATCTTTTTAAATTTAACATTATCGAATGGACAATTATATTGTCTAGCCATAATATTCATCTCCTTTTTCAACAGTATAAAAAAACCTCCCCCAAATGGGGAGGAAAAATCTTAATAATTTACAACCTATAAACAAAGAAAGGAATGTTTATAGGAGGGGGTAATAACGAGATTACACAAACAAATTAAAATCAATAAATTTAGAGGGAATTTACCTAAATTTATAAAGGTATTGTTTAAACAATTATCTTTTCTCGTATAGAATATAGAATCTTTACTTGCCTTTTAATTGATAATAAAGCTGTATAAAGTTCTTTTTTGTCTGTACATAATCTACCATCAAATAATATTATACCTTTATCAAATTCATTATTAATAACTGCAGCTGAATTAATAACATATCCAAAATTTATACAATAACTATAAGGTGCATGTGGTAATTCACTATGACCATAGTTCATATACTCTAAATATCTTTTACTAGCGTATGTAATAACTTCAACAATTTCTCCTATTGGTTTCTCATAATCAAATTTAATGACATAAGCATGATTTCTGTCAGCTGTACATTCCTTGACTTTAAATCTTGTACCTATTGGTAAAATATGTCTTTCACCTGTTATAGTTTCAGTTGCTTCTAATGGTCTATCAGCTATCATCCACTCATTTATTTGTGGTTTTATAGGATCTTCTTGATTAGTTAGTCCTAAATAATTTCTAATCTTATTATTTAATTTAAATATTAACGTTAAATTAGGAGTAATAATAGGATCTTCTATATCTAGATGTCTAGATAAATCAAATTCTTGTATTTCTTCTTTTTCTATATTAATATTATTGCCATCTAATGATTTCTGTAAAGAATTATTTTTTTGTCTTAAAAAATTCAAATAATGTCTGATAGATACATTCATTGCATTCTTATTAGAAGATACTCTACTAACATCGTATACCTTTTCATAATATGGCATTATATCTTCAAAAGACATATATTTTTTAGGAATCATATTATCATAAAATATATAGAAATATGTCTCAGGAGGCATATGTTCATGTAATCCTTTTACTACATTAAAAGATATACTATCACTACTTTCTAATAATACAAATCCAAATGCTGGTATTGGTTTATTAGGTATATAATCAGTATCTACAAAATCTACTAAATCATATAAATATAATGCATTAAATCCTTTTTGTATAGCAGTTCTATATGCAGTATATGTAACACAAATAACAGTAATCATAGATGGAGATACAGCTCCACTTGCACCACTATGCATTTCTAAAAACATATCTAACATTTCTTCAAAATTGTAATATATAGGTAGATTTATTTTTCTTAAATATTCTTTGTTATCAGTCTCATAAAAATTATGAGTCATTATTTCTCTTAATGATTTTAACATTTTAACCTGTCCTTTCCGTCTATTTTTAAACCTTCAATATTATTTAGTAAGTTTAATCAATTGGAGGATAACATGGATTTTAATAATATTGCCAGTATGAATTTCAGTTCATATTTTGAGTGTGTAATACAAGAAGATAGCCATATTCAACAACCATTTTTTATGGTTACTATACCATCTTTATTTCCTAATGTAGAAAATGCTTTAACACCAACGAAAAATACTAAACCTATTGACCCTAATAGATCTATAAATAAATCTAATCAATTACAGAATACTAATTTAGTAACTACAACTATAATTAAAGCAGCTAATCATACAGATTATACATTTCAATTAAAAGGAGATTCCTTTAAAGATGAGATGGACTCTACAGATGGTATAACAGAACCTGAACAAGTAATTGAAGGTAAAATGAGTGATTTTAAAACACATAAACACGAAATAAAGAAACCGATGACTTTGAATAACTATATATACAAGAACTTAAATAATGTTACAGTGCCTAAAAATAGTAAAGCATATGGATTTTTCTTGAACGGGACCTATGATACTACATCATTTGTAGTAGTCCGAATACAAGGTGCTGTTCCATTAAATCAAGATGAAGCAATGAAAGTACAATATAATAAATAAAGGAGGTAATATATGGCTGAATTTAGTTTTTCAGATAACGCTAAGGATCTAGTAGATATTAGAGATTATATTGCTTATTATAAAGGTAAGAATTTAGCTTATTATAATGGATTTATGGATGTAGATTATAATTTTCATATAATAGATCTATTTGATAATTTCTTTACTATAAATGATGAAGAAAATATAGAAGTATTCCTAATAGATTCCTTTGATAAAGCTGATTTTCAATACAACCCGAAAGGATTAAGTAATTATTTATATGGTACTCCTGATCTATGGCCAATAATTTTAAGATGTAATGAAGCCGATCATCCAGGAGAACTCGAATTAACTAATGGTAGAGTTAAAGTACCTAAAGCACCAGCATTAGATAAATTTTTATCTACTGTTTATGCAGCTAGATCTACATATTTTCAAAAAAGAGGCCATCGTTGGTAAAAATATAGTCCCCCCAAATGGGGGGATAAACAGCTGCCCCCGAGTGGGGCAGTGTTGTAGAAGGAAAAAAAATGTAAAAAACCAGTTACCTGCCGACTTAGGGGTGATCGACAAGCTCATAAATATGTCCTGAGTAACATATTTATAATTAAAAAGTTCTGTTACCATTTATTAGTAGTTTCATTACTTTTACTGTGACCATAACCAGTACTAAATCCTAAATCATCATTAGCAAAAGAAGTTTCTCCTGCGTTATTTGTTTCATATTCAAATTGGTTACGTATAGCTAAAGATAAATATACAATTCCATATAATTCTCTATTTAAATCAGGTTTAAAATCTACAATAAAGAAATCTTCCATATTTTTTAAATAATATTCATACTCTTTATTATCTTTAGGTATAACAGCAGTCTCTTGATTTTTTTCTTCCGTCTCAATAGGCTTTCTTAAAGGAGACTTTTCTTGTATAGTCTCTAATGTATATCCTGGATTTTGATATAATTGAAAATTAAATAAATCAGAATATTTATAATTCTTCTTTTTAGCCCAATTAACTAAAGCTTGTAAATATTTATTATTATCTAAATCTAAAAATGGTTCTAAAGATATCTTCTTAGTAGTAACTGTTCCAGAAGGATGAGTTATAAGATCCTCTTTAGACCAATTAAATTTCATTTCTGATATAGCATGTCTTTCTTTAAATACTCTTTCTATTTCGATAAATCTTTCATTAATAGAACCAGCAGCTTCTTCTATATTTATATCTCTCCATTTTTCCGTTATTTCTGTTTCATTATCATCTAAAACTATTCTGTCTCCATATGCAGAGAAAGATAAAAACATTGGTACCATTACATCTATTTCAAAATCTCTTTCTATAGTATAAGCTTCTGGTACCATTATACCTTCTTCACCCCATGGTTCAGGATTAGTCATACCAGATGTCTTAATAAAGCTCTTAACAGGATATCGTAAGAAATAATAGAATTTACCATCATAACCTGACATACCATAATAAACATTAACGAAAGAATTTAAATTTAGAAATCTTAACATTTGATGATGATTAAATCCTTCTAAATTAAATCTTTTAATTAACATATTTAATACTTGTGTAGGTATTTGAAAATCAACATATTGTCTAAAATCATATACTTGTTCATTAGGTTGTCTAACTGTATGCCAATAATGTGCTATATTATTCATTCTAGGTCTAGATACTTCTACTATACCAGCATGACAATTTATATGTACACTTTTAAAAGCTATTCTTATATCTAAATTATTTTTACTGTCTTTATCATCTTCAAAAGCCATTACTCTAAATTGTGCTCCTTTAGGTAAATAGTTAGCAGACTCTCTAGCCGAGAATGAATAACCAGCACCATAAGATGGGTGTTCATGTAAATGATCTACATTAAATTGTAAATTCAAAACAGGCTTTCTAGCTTGACCTAATATACCAGATGTCCAAAAGAATCCTTTATCCCCCATTAACTGTGTGTCTACAAATTCATGCTTAAATTCTACTATATCTTTTAAATCATTTTTTATCCATTTTCTAATATTATCAAATACAGTACCAAATGTTACTGATAAATCTCTAGGTATCCAGTAAGAGATATTTTCATCAAATTTCATTCCAGTAGCACCAAGTTCTTTTAAAATACTTCCCATAATTCCTCCTTAATATAATATAAATACTATATTAAAGTTTCAGCCTATGCAGCAAAAAAAAAAAGAGCCCCTAAGGCTCTTTTATGTTATTATTATTTTTCTTCCTTTATTTTATCTCTTTCTGCGATCAACTCTTTATAGAAATCTACATAAAGATCTATTAATATTTGAAAAGTGTCATTCTGATCTATTAATCTGTAATCTTCATACAAAATGTAACTTGGTTTATTTTCTTGGTTAATAAATACATCTTTAAATGTAATCATAGAATATCCTGATGTAACTACTAGATCTTCATTTAACATCATTATATGTAGGTTAGCAATAGTTAAGTCTTTTTTAAGTAAATCAAGAACATCTAATAGATCTTGATATTTCTTATTAGTATTATCTTCCAAAGTCTTAAGATGTTGTTTTATTATACCTAACCATTTTTTAGATTCATGATATGATGTTGGAAAATCTTTTTCTGTTATAGCACCATTAGAGAATTTTTCTAAATCCTTGTATTCTAAAATTGTTTTTCTATATTCACCCTTGTAGAATGTTTTGAATTCTATTGTAGGATATTTTATGTAATATTTGAGAGACAGATCTTCTGAGAAAGATACATTTAAGCTTTTGTCAACTGTAAATATAATTTCTGGTAATATGTATTTCTCCACACTATATTCTGTTATAGTATAATTATCTTTATTATCTCTATTAGGAGTAGAAATATCTAGCTCTACTGTTGAATAATAATAGTTATTAAAAATAGAAGTGAAAGGTGTAGTTATTTCTTTAATTGTTTTTTCTTCTATGTCGAATAATGGAGAAGAGATTAAGAAAGTCATTGTACCTAAAATATTCTCATTTAAGTAGTATATATTTGGGAATTTATATTTAGTCTTTCTCGGGTCATTTCTTCTTATATATCCATCAACATCAAAATTAATCCAATTATCTTCTTCGTATGCAACATCACTCGTTTGAGTTATATAATTTTCATGACAATTAAAGAATAGCTCCCAATCTTCTTTACTAATAGTATTTTGTATTCTTTTTACTACTCTATCCACGAAGTCACTAAATTTCGTGAAGTCCTCGGACTCAAAGATAATTTCTATTTGTGGTAAAGAAAATTTTTTCTCTAATACTTCTTTAATATTTTTCTTTAAGTCATAAGTATAATCTTTTAATTCTAATATTAAATCGATCTTAAATGTATCTCGAAAGGTTTTATTTATATTAGCATTAATATTTCCTATCCAGAATCTTATAGCTTTGTTTCCTTTTTCGTTGTAATTAAAATTAATTGCAGATAAATGTAGTCTTACTTCCTCCATCATAATGTCTAATTCAAAAATATTTTTCATTTTAATTCCTCCTTTTAAAATTATTTAGATTTTGTTCTTCCTACCCATCTTCTTAACATTATTTCGATTCCCCTTTCTGTTAAGAAATAAGCTTTAGCTTGTTGGTTGTTTTTACCAGTATACCAATAAGGTATTATATCCTTATCTATATCTGGTTTAAATTTTTTATAGATGTTTACTTCATTTCTTATTGCTACTAATACATGGTCATGTCTTTTACCGACCATTCTAGCTAACTCGAAACTAGGTATACCTTCTACACTGTCTAAGACTTCTAATAAATAGTCTTTGACTTTTAAGATCTTTTTCATATTTACCTCCTTTTTATTATTATCTCCATTTATATTATATATAAGTAAATCTATTTAAGATAAAAAAAAAGACCTAATTAAAGGTCTCTGATTATTAATTTTACCGGGATAGGTAATCCCAGCAGTTTGTAGAAATCCGCATAAAATTCTAATTCTTCTACGGCTTATGTTGATCATTTACTAGTACATAAGACTCTAGTCCCTGTACTATTTTTATGTCGGTTACCTTTTCTTTTATTAATTCGGAGAATCCTTTTACAAGGCCTTCTCCGATTTTTACTTCTGCTATTTCAATATAATCGTTGCTATCTACTTTCAATACTTCTTTTGCTATCAACATTTTAATTTCCTCCTGATTTTTTTTTTTGAATTTTTTTATTGAACTATTGGAACAGGCTCACTAGATAATGTAAGTCTTCTGCTTTTTGCCCGTTCCAAACTGGGGCGTGGGCGATTTCTTCTGCCATGTCAAAATAGCTCCAATACTTCATTTGGTAGTGATATGAATAATCACCTAGTGGAGTTGTCACCCCCACTATAAAGAAATCTGGGAACATAGTCCCATCCGCATGGAGTTTACTTCTCCACACTTTTGATCCTTGTTTTGCTGCTAATCCACAGATGGTAGCAAAAAGGACCATTCTGTGAAAATACAACTCAGACATAGAATGAAAATCATCTTTTAAATGACTTCCCATTCCATTATTTTTTTCAAATTCGTAGTCCTTTTTAATAATTTTTTCATTTAACATAAAAATCACTCCTCTGTTTTTTTATTTTATTTCTATCATATATATAATATACAAAAAAAAAAACTTAACCAAACCTGAACCCAAACCACTTGGATTATATTAATTTATAATAAGGAGGAAGAAAATGATATTTTTATCAAAATTAAATAACATGACTCTTTGTCGTGCTGTATGTTATCCAGATGATATGCCTAGATTAAATAGAAATACTGCCATCATAATGCCTACAGATGATGAAGAAGTGTTTTTAGATATTTTAGATAAATTAAAATATAATAGAAGTAGATTAAGAATAAAAGGTATTAATTATATGTATGTACCTAAATACTATAATTTTAAAGCTGGTATAAAAACAATAAGATTTCATCAAGATCATTTCTTAGATAAAGTAAAAGAATTAAAAGTTAGATCTCATACTGTAGCGACTAATACTACTACTAATATAAGAAATTATAATGTTGTTTTTAATTATACCCCTATAGCAGCTCATTTATTAGACCCATCAGTAAATTATACGAGTGTATCTAGTAAAACTGTATGGGATGCTTTATTAAATTATCAGGATATAGAGCATTTACATAAGTATATTTTATTTACTCCAGAAATAACTAAAATAAATGTTAAAAATAAAGCCTTGATTAAAATGAGTTCTTATAAAGTAAGAAATCTTTATATTAGATTTTTATATCAATTAATTTATCATTATGATAACTTTGTATCTTTCTTAAGAAATAATAATATAGCTTTATTATTTACAGATCATAGATTTTCTTTTAAAGTAGATTTTAATGATTCAGAATTTGAAACAAATTATCCAGATAAAGAAGATTTCTTTAAAGCGTTATTTATGAATTTAAAAAGAATGCAAATGGGATTACCTGTAGAAGATGAAGATGTAGATTTAGAAGAAGTTATAAATAAGCATAAAGAAATAAAAGAAGAAATTGCATCTAATGATGAAGGTGATAAGACTATAGATGATACTACAGTTACTAAGACTATGGCTATAGTAGATGCTTTTAAAAAGAGTAATTCTACTTTAAAAGATGAAATAGAAGAAGTAGCAGATGAAGTTACTACTACTATAGATACAGTGGAAGATAATACTGAAGATAACAAACCTGCAGAAAAAGAAGTTAAAGAAAATAAAAAAGAAAAAGTATTAAAAGAGAAAATAATAAAGATACAGAATATAGTAACTAAAGATCAGAAAAGAGAAGTATCTGTTCCTACTAGATTAGTAGATGTCAAAAAGAAACAAGATGAAATCATGAATGATAATTTAGTTGAAGTATTAGCTAAATTAGAAGATATGGCTGAATCTATGATAACTCCTGATGTAATAAAGGAGAATTCTTCTTTTGGTACATTTAGTATAAATAAATTAGATGAACAATATGAAGCAATTGCTAAAAAAGATAGATTAGCTGTAGCAGAGTCATTAAATAAGACTAGTGTACCTTTATATTTAACAGGATATAAAGATAAACAAAATATGGATTCAAAAGATACTTATACTAGAAAAGTACAAATGACTTTTGAAAGTCCTTATAATAGTAAAGAAAAACATACATTCACAATGAATATACCTGAATTACGTGATGGTAAATTTTTACATATTAATGGATCTGATAAAGTTATGATAAGACAGAAAATGGCTTTACCTATAATTAAATTAGATGACGGGGTAGTTATTACTTCTTATTATGGAAAACTTTTCTTATCATTAACTACAGGTAATCTTTCTAAATCTGTTGCTAGAATAAAAAGCTTTATTAAATTAATGAGAAAGAAATTTCCTCAAAATTATTTGAAGAAATGGTTCTCATTTATACCAGCTTATTATGTAGCAAAAGATGAAAACTTTTTAGGTCCTGAGTTATTAGAAATCTCTAGATTTATGACATATTGTAAAATTGATGAAAATAATTATATAGACTTAGGTGCTTCTTCTCCAGTTGTAGGTAAAATAAATGGAGAAATATATAAAGCGAATCAATCTGAAGATAGAGTTACTAATTCTATAGATGGTTCTCAATTAACTACTTTAGAATTCTTTCATAAGATCTTATCTAAATTAGAAACAGAAGATCCCCCATTATATAAATTATGGACGGACAAAGCTACAGGAACTGTTAGTAAAAATATTTCTTATTCTAAAGTAGATAAATGGCCAGGAGGATCTACTCCTACTATATTTATGGTAATGCATGCTTTTGGAGATAATTTATTAGAAATTTTAGAATTATTGAAAAAAGATTATAATTTAGTATATGAAGTTGTACCATTTGATGGAGAAAAGAAACCTAAAAGTGAATTTTTAGGAGATGATGCTGATAGATTTTTATTTGGTAATTTTGCATTAGATGTTATTTATTCTAATGTGTCTAACAGACATTTATTACAACCATTACATGATGTAGATTTAACACAATGGGATTCATTAATGTTAGATGGATTCAGTAATACTGTTACTACTTCTTCTAATGTCGTTATGGCTATGGAAACATATGAAGATTTATTCTTAGATCCTATAACAATTAAAGTAATGGAAGATTGTGGTATGCCTAATAATTATGGGGAAGCTTTAATATATGCTAATAATTTATTACAAAATTATGACAGAACAGTTAGTGAGATATCTTTAAATAATGAACGTATGCCTTCTAACAGTGAAATAATACAGGGAGCTATGTATGCTTGTTTAGCTAAAGAATATAGAGACTATTCTATAAAGGTTAAGAGAGGTTCTAAAATGGCTTCTTTCTCTGTGCAACAAGATGCGGTTATTACTTATTTATCTACATTACCTAACGTGGAAGAATCTTCTAAAATAAATGCTATACAACACGTAGATAAAATGTATACAATATCTAATAAAGGTATTTCTGGGATAAATAATAGTAGATCCTATACAGTTATTAAAAGAAAATGGGATAAAACATTCTATGGTGTTATGTCAGATGTATCTCCTTATGGTCCTGCTACTGGAGTTACTAAACACTTAGCAATTAATCCTAACATAAAAGATGTAAGAGGATATTTCATTTCTAAAGATCCATCAGAAACAAGAGATGATGAATTGATGGCAGTATCAGAAGCATTACGTCCATTTACTCAAAAACATGATTCATCTCCACGTACTGCGATGTCAATGATGCAATCGAATCACTTAATGGGTACTGAAGGATCAGAACCAGCATATGTTACTTATGGTATGGATGAGACGATGTCTTATTTAGATTCTGACTTTGCTAAACGTTTAAAAGATGATGGAGAAATATTATCTATTAATGATAGATTTATGAAAATAAGATATAATAATTTAAAGAATGAAGATGGAACATTTGTTGAAGAAGTAATTGATTTAGATGTTATTGAACGTAACTCTGCAAAAGCATTCTTTACACCAAATAAAATGGCTATTAATAGTAAATATAGAAATGCTAAACCTGGTACTAAAATTAAAAAAGATGAGATTATAGCATACAATAGTAATTATTATGCTGAAGCTGGTGATGATATTATATTTAAATCTGGACCTATTGTTAATATAGCATTAATGAATACTCAATATGCTTACGAAGATGCTACGGTTATGACTGAGAGTTTAGCTAAGAAATTACAAACAAAGGTATTGAAAAGAATAGCAGTTAAATTAAATCCTAGAAATCAGATAAAAGAAGTTAGAACATTATTAGGACCTATAGCTGGAGGGGATGTTTTAATTAAAGTGTCTGAAGATAGTGGTTCATCTTTCTTAAATAGTGCATATGATTTATCTGCATTAGAAGACAGACTATTAAAAGTAGAGAAATCTAATTACAATGGTATATTAAGAGATATATATGTGTATTATAAATTAACTACTAAAGAAGAAGAGGAAATGGATCCTACAATTAAAGAATTTATGAAGAAGGTAGACTCATTCTATAAAAGAAAATATGATGGAGTAAATCTAGCTAAGAATTTACCAGCATATGAAAAGAATAGAGTTATTGATCATGTTACTAAATTTACAGATAACAGAAAGAATACTGTAAACGGAGATTTAGTAAATAAAGGAGAGATCTTGGTAGAATTCTTTATAGAAGTAAATCAGAATTTCTCATCAGGAGATAAAATAACTATCGGTAATACTGCACTAAAAGGTGTTGGTAGTAAAATACTGACTGATGATCAAGCTCCTATAGGTGTAGAAACAGGAAAAAAATATGATCTTATATTGTCTACCTATGGTCCTTTAAGTCGTATGATTTACAGTTCATTCTTAGTAGGTCCTTTAACAGCAGCAATGCAAAAAATAAATGAAAATATCTTAGACATAATTAAGAACGATGAGACAAAAAAATAAATGAGCCCCCATACGGGGGTCTCTTATTTATATACCAAATCTTTTGTCAATCATATTTCTAAATAAATCTATTTGAGTTTTAAATGATCCATTTTCTATATGTTGACATGTATTTTCATTAGTCTCTTCAAATACTCTAATTATTTCTAATTTTATATATGTTGCTATGTCAATAGCTCTATCTTTATATTTCTGATATTCAGGGGAGAAACTTATTCTCGTTGCATCTATTACATCATTTATTCTTTGTATTAAATCCATTTTCATTTTAGCTATAGACTCTACTGAATCTTTTCTTTTATATTTATCCTGAAGATGTTCTTTTACACCTAGGATTAAATCTCTTCTAGAGTATCCAAATTCTGATAACAGATTTTCTAATACTCCTTTAACTTCATTTACTAATCTTTCTCCATTTCTTCTTTTTATATATATTTTTTTAATCCATTCTAACATTATTATCCTCCTTATATTTTATTTAAATAAAACTGCCCCGTAGGGCAGTTAATTATTCTTTATCTTTTATTTCGTCTATTGCTTTTTCAACATTTGCTTTTACTTCATATGCAGCTATAATTTCTGCTACCTTTGAATTTGTAATTTCTTCTATATCCCCTAAATCAAATTCTTCATCAGCTGCTATAGTTTCAGAATATAAATCGAATACCTTTATGCTTACTGATTCTCTATCTACAACAATACCTCTAACAGATATAACTTTTCCAATAGCTTCGAAATAATTTACATTTAATACTTTAGCAAATGATATATTTTCATTACCAGGTACTATTCTTTTAAACTTTTTATTTCTCGCTAATTTCTCTATTCTACTAAAGGTTTCGAAATCCTCTAGAGTTAAAGCTGTAAATAGAACTCCATCAAAATTGAATGTTTTCAAATTATCAGGTTTATCTATTTCTTCAGGAGAATCTACAGGGTTTTCTAATACTGTTACAGATAGTTGATTATTTGTTTCTTCATTATAATAAATGAATGATGGTCTCCATTTTCCATTTACTAATTTATCCATTGTAGATATTCTTTTGAATAATTTACCGTCAAATTCCATAGGATCTTCAGGCATAAAATGTATGCTAATTTCGGTTATATCTGGTTTTTCTATTTCCTTTGATGGAACAATTGGTCTTTTAACTACTATCTTTTTATTAGACCCTTCTTTACCAAATGTTTGTATTACAGTATCTCCTTGTTCTCCAGGTTCCCATTTAAAATCTTCCATTTTATATGTTTCTCCTTCATATGTATAAATATCTGTCTGAAGAGAATTTGGTTCTACAATTTCTATTATTTCAGGTTCTGGTTTTGGTGCTTCTGGAGTTTCATCTACTACATCTAATATATCTGTATTTAAAGTTTTTATATATTCTGAATTTTCATGTGTTTCTCTTATTGTTTCTCCATTAGGATTTATTTTATACGGCTTTACTATTCCAAATTGTAGGAATTCTCTATCAGTAGTTAATATAGCAGCTAATCTATATTCACCATAAGGTTTCTCTTTGTAATAATATAAAGTATCTCCAGTTTTACTCGTATATTCTTGTAAATCGGCATAAGTTGATGAAAATAATTCTTCAAAAGAATCTAAAATCTCTTGAGTTAAACCTGGCATATCCTTAACATCTTTATTAAATAATTTTAACATATTTTCTCCTCCTGAATTTTTAATTTATAATTTTTTGTTTCTCATTTTCTTCACTATTTTACATATAATTTTGTAAAATATAAAACAAAGACCTGCTGATATTAGTGCGAAAAATACGAACATTAACATCATTAAAAGTACTACGTTCTCCATAATAACTCCTTTCTACAGAGTGACCTTAAGTGATATTATAGCTGCTGTAATCCATGCAATGGCATATACTACCATATATACTTTAGGAGTTATTTTTTCCTTTCTTATTAAATATCCTAAAAATCCATTAATAGTTAATACTATAGTCCATATAATACCTAATATTAAAAATCTTCCTTTAGAAGAAGGAACAATTATAGAGCACATTATGGATATAAAAATAAGGAGCAAGTATGCTCCCTTTGTTTCTTTAGATAACATAATAAACCTCCTTAAGACCATTTTGATATTGTTTTCTTTATGATCTTTTCAATGTCGATCTCATCTTTATTTTTCATAACCCCTGTTGCTTTAGGTTTAGAAACATTTTTCTTTTTAGATTTAGATGCGACATTTTTAGGTTTATCATGTTTTTCTGATAATAACCAATCATCCTCAGGTTCTAAATTAGCCACGAATGTTGGTTTTACGTCTCTAACAATAAATGTAGCTCTGTCTTTGTGTTTCTTCTGCCAACCATTTACGATAACTTTATTAACAGATGTATCATTTAATATTTTCTTAGCCATTTGTGGTGTTACATACACAATAGCATTAAAAGATGATCTAGTATCTCCTTTATAATGATAATCGACTTGTGCCATTTTTACAGGGAAACTAAAATTAGCTTTTTCCCCGTATTTCTTTAACATTTTCTTAAGTGTGTGTCTTGAATTTTTATGTAGTTCAAAAGAAACGTCATTAACACTGATGACATTATCTTCTAATCTATCAGATTTTTTAGTTATGTTCTTCTTTGGTTTTACTTTTTCTTCGACCAATGTACAAGTGCAGTTATGCTTTTTTCCTTCTATTGTAATTTCTTTTTTAGTAGCTCCTAAAGATGTACTAGCTATTCCTACGATAGCTCCTAAAAATAATTTGTTTTTCATAAATTCTCCTCCTAAATATTTTATTTTTTTCACATATATGATATATAACAATAATATCTTTATTATATTATTTTTCTTCTTTTTTATATATGTGTACAGAAGTAACATTCTCAGCACAATATTTACCTAATTCTCTAAATGTTTGTAATCCTCTTTTCTCTCTAGCTTCATCCGTTAATACTATATCTTTTAATTCATTTATATAATATTTATAAGGAGTATAATAAGGATCATTAGCCATTCTTAATAAGATATCTTTTAGATAATTAAAATCAGAATATACTATTACATCTTCTACAAAATTAAGATCTGCATTTTTAACACAATCTAATTCATATGCTACTCTTAATCTATTTATAGCAGAATTCTTTTCTTTTTGTGTTATTGAAAGATTATTTAATTTCTTTTTCCATGCTTTTATAATTGCTTCGAAATTTTCTTTACTAGCAGTAGAAGATAAACATAATTTACCATCTACAAATCCAGTCATTGCTCCACATCCTGCCGAATAACTTAAACCTTCTTTTTCTCTTATATTGTCGAATACCCACATATTTAATATTTCAGCTAAAAGTTTATGTTCTACAAAGCTTAAGTTTTTAGTATCTGTTATTCCATATATATTATCGTGTGTAGCACCAGTATATTCCATTAATTCTGGTAAATCTTTTCTTAATATTCCTGTATTATGACCAGCTTTTTGGTATTTATGTAAGAACGATTTTGTTTCACCTTCTGGTATTTTACTCACCCATTCTTCTAACATATAAGCTACTAATTCTTCAACTTTACTGTCTGGTAAAGATTTAGGTAAAGACATAGTCAAGAAAATGTTATCTTGTTTTATGTGTTTTTTTACATAATCCCACAAAGATTTTTTATTTATTTTTTTAATGTCTTTTACGTCACCTATTATTGTGCTACAAGATCTTTTGTAATCTTCTGATATATCGTGAAATACTTTTGCTGTAATTTTATGATCTTCTGGTATTATACTTTCTTCATTTAATATAATACCCTTTTCTTTATCTATATTTTCTTTTTTAAATAAACTTCCATTAAATGCTCTGTCAAACTTTAATCCAAGAAGTCTTGCTGATAATTTCCATATATTCTCATCATATAATGATAAGCTATTATTCCATACATGACCTATTTTAACTAGGTCTTTAGTTGTATAAGCCTCTTGAAAAATACCATTTTCTTTTAATTCTTTTTCCATTTCTTTTTCATCATCTTCATATGCTGTAACTAACATATGTTCTAAAAAATGTGCTGTACCAGGTATAACATCTTGTCTGCCTCCCGATAATATAAATAATGAGAAACTCATTCCTTCATTATCATTTCTGGTAACAATATAATTTTTTATATCTTCCATATTAATCTCCTCTATTATATTTTTTTACTACTGCTGTAATTCTTTTTATCATATATTTATCTATATCATTTAATATTTTAACTACTTCGAGATATTCTTTATCTATTTCTTCTTTTTCTTTTACCATATTTTCTACACCATTTAATAATGATGAGAATTTCTTATTTATTAAATAATCTCCTACATCTGGATTCAAGTTCCATTTATGTTGAATATTCTTTAATATATTTTGTCTGGTAGAAGTTTCTAACATTTTAATGAATTCAGCTTTTCTTTTTGGGTTACCTAATATGTATAATGCTCCATCAAGACACATTTTTAAATTATCTAAAGTATTCTTTCTATCATTATAATATTTTTCTAATATACTTCTTTTATATTGATAATGATGTTCAAATATTTCTAATACACCCATTCTTTTAGGTTCACCATTTTTATTTACTAAAAGACTATAATTATAACTAGAAGTGAAAGGAGTTAAAGTCTTTAACATTTCAATTGCTTTTTTAATAGACACATCTTTTTTCAATATAATGTTAATTAGAATTCCATCTTTACCTGATTCGTCACTAACAGCATATAACATATTATGCTTATTAAAGACCATATCACATTTATTAACAAAATCTGGACATTCTACTAAATATGGTAATTCATACACTTGAATTATTTTCTTTCCTCTAGGTGCATCTTTTAATCTAAATCTTCCTTGTACTAAGATTTGTCCTTTACCAGTCTTTAAACCAGTATCAGATTCTCTAATTATACTACAACTATTAGGGAAATCTATTTTTATAGTATCTAGTATTCTTTTTTCCATTTTATTCCATTGTGTAGGTTTTTCTCTATTTTTGATATAGTCTATATAAGAATCCGCCACGGATAATAAGTTATGGGGAACACAATTACATGCAAATCCAGGTGTTATTCCTCTAGATCCCTGTACTAATAACATCGGTAGTAACGATGGGAATACTACAGGTTCTACCACATCTAATAATCCTTTATATGTAGGCATAGTATCTGTATAATTAAAATCTTCTGTAAAATAAAAATCTTGTAAATACTCAGACATTTTAACCTCTGTATAACGAGCTGCTGCGAATTCTGAGAGACTTTGTGTTATGTAACCAAGGTTACCCTGTCCTACAACTAAAGTATTCCTTACACGGTCTTCTTGCGTTAAATTAACTAATGTCCCATAAGTAGACTGATCTCCGTGTGGAATTAATTGCATACTTTGACCTACAACATCTGCAGATTTAGTAAAAGATGTAGCTTTCATATTTTTTAATGTATATAATATTCTTCTTTGAGATGGTTTCAAACCATCTATTGCACTAGGTATAGTTCTAATAAAAGATGCCATAGCATATGATAGATAACAATCTTTTAATGCTGTTGTAACATCTATATCACCAAAGACTTCTGGCTTCTTTTCTTCCTTCTTATTTTTAGCCATATATCCTCCTTTCGTATATTTTTATAAAGATATTTAGTTGGGTAAAAATAAAAAGCCCCGAAGGGCTTTATTATGCATCAGGTTTTATTTGTTTATGAAAATCTGCTCTTTCTAATACAAAATTATACAAAGCTGTAAGATCACTTCCTTTTATAGAATTAATCACCTTTATTACTTCTTCTTCGATTAGTCGATATTTTTCTACTGCTGTTTTACTAATATCAAATCTAATACTACTATCAAAAGCGAACTCTTGTTTTTCTTCATCGAACTCAAATTTAACCTTAAGTATCATCATCAGACCATTGTCTAAATTACTATCTTCTTTAGGGAATATTATGAACTTTCTATCTGTTTCTAAAGTTCCTTCTTCTACTAATTTATTAATCATCTTTTTTCTTTCTGCTAAGAAATTATTTAATCCATCTGATACTTCATTCATAGAAGTTGTTCCTATAAAAGAATCTGAGAAAGTTTCCTCTCCGTCTTTCTTATCCTCAATATTTTTTATGGCATCTAACCATATCAAATCATGTGCCGAAAATACTATATTTAAAAGATTCTCTGCACTAGCATAATGTTTAGGATCTATTTCCTTTTTAAATTTTGTTCCACCTACTACTTTTAAATTACCCATTATTTTCCTCCTATAATTGTCTTTTTATCGTATCTATCAGATTACTATCTTTAATATTTTTTATTTCATTTAATTTTTTAGTTAATTTTTCGATTTCTTCATCACGTCTTTTTGTATCTGTTATTAATGCATTTAATTTTCTTTTGTAACTCTCTAGACCATCTATCTGTTTTCTATATCTTTTATTTAACATTCTGTAATCAACATATAAAAATGTAAATACTATTTTAGAATGTACACTTTCTATATTGACAAGATCTCCATTTTTATAGTAATTTAAAACTGTTCTAGAATCTATTAGTTTTATGTTTCTATAATCTATCACTACACTTATATCATAAGTATCATTATGGTTATGATTAATTTCTATATCTACATCATAAGGTTGATTACTTTCTCCTAATTTAGCATGATAACTATCTATAATGAACTTAATATATTTCGGGTTAAGAATTGGTAACTTAGATTTTTTACAAAATCTTTTAAATAAGTCGAATGACATACAGATTAATTTTTCTTCGTTTTTTGTCATAGTTACATTTCTTATTTCCATATTTACTCCTTTATAATTCATTTAAATAAAATATTTTTCTATATTTATTAACGGGTTCTAATTCTGGTAAGGTTTGTTTTATAATACCTATCTTATTATCGTTTATTAGCTTATCTGTCTTCTTCTTTCCATATTTAGGTAAACCACTATATTCATTTCTTTTAATGCCTGCTATAAGGAAATATGAAGGTATTAGAGCATAATGTACAGCCGGATATTCTTTTTCTGAGAAGTAATTATTTCTATCTACAAAAAATCTACCATTAAATATAGATAAATCTTTATAAGCTAATAAGCATAACATATGAGGATCTCTAGATATTACTACTACTCTTTTATTTGTATTATTTATATCTTTATAAATATCTAATATAGGAGAATCCTCACATTGTTTTACTGTTATGTTAGGTTTCATTTCACTTAACTTCTTTAGCTTACTTATGACGATCTTATCTACAATATTTCTTATTTCCATATTATGATATCTAGACAATCTTTCTTTACACCAATCTGGGTATATAGATATAAAAGTCTTATAATCATCTAGATTGTAATAGACAGTTATGGAATTATTCTCGATATAGGTTAATAAGAATTGTATAAATGTCTGAACAATAGTTTTCATTAGTTCTGTTTTTTGTTCAGGTGACCAATCTCCAGAATCTATATGGAATAATATGGAACAAATACTGTCCATGTCCATTTTAATTTCATCGAAATCTAAAAAGTGACCACTACCATCATAAGGAGTTAAAGATTTATATATTACATCATTTCTCCATTCAATCTCTTTAGAGATTTCTTCCTCGGTTAGCATTATTCTTCACCCTTCATTTCTAGCATTTTCTCGTTATCTTTAATTAGTAAATATCTCAGTAAAAGATGGATCATTATTATCTCAGGATTTTCGGATTTATCTATTACTACATTATATTTTTTAGACATTTCAGCTATAACTTTCTCTGCTACTTTTTTAACTTCTTCTCGAGTTGTTTTTCCTATGAAATAATTTATTCCTGCTCCGTGTATATCTATTATATTCTTTTCAACATCGGTATACTCGTATACTACAGATATATTTAGAACATCAGATGTAACTTCTATTATTTCTAATTTAACACATATGAACCACGGTGAACCGTATTTGTTTTGAACAAAATGTATTTTGTATCTTAAACGTCCATCTTTGATAGCTTCTGTTCTAAAATTTACCGACCAATCTTCTCCTAAATATTGATTATTGAGTAACCCTATAGTCTCTTTTTTGAAACCTTTCCATGCTAATTGTAATAAAGCTTGATCTTCTAAAAATATTTTTTCTAATTCGTTCATGATATTCCCCCTACTTTATAAATTTAGTGATGCTGATATACTACTCTCTATAAAGGGAGTAATATTCATCTCAAATCCTATTTCATACATTCCTTTAGATAATTGTGATGTCATATGATGAGTTAAGGATTTTCTAAAGATAGCTATTATGTCCATTTGAAAATCATTTGTAGATAAATATAGATCTACAGCTGGATTAGAAAACTTTCTTAATTCGTTATCTGTTATCGTTAATAAATGGCTTTCTATATCATCTGCATTCTCTTTTGTCACAAACGGCATCATGCCATCACTCATATTATAATATTCTGTCTTAAGATCATTTATTATTAATAAAGCTATTATATTAGCTAAATAGTCTACTGTAGTAATTACATCATGCATACCCATAGTCATATAATCAAATAATCTAAAATATGGTGTTATTAAAGAAGTCCTGTTATTCTTAACACACCATACAAAAGCTGGTATAATTATTTCTTCTAATATAGCTTCTTGTACATTTATTCCTCCTAAAGATTCATAAAATATTCTACTAATAACTTCATCTGAGAAATTATGTATTATATTCATAAAACTCTTTTTTTGTTGTTTTAATATTGCTTTTAAATTTAAAAAGAACATTACATTGTTATCTCTTATTAACATTCTATTAAATTCATGATAATTTATCGTGTAATATTGTATTCCTTCTAAATCTAATTGTTGATTTATAATCATTGATCCACCTCCATTTGTTTATATTAAAGTGTTGAACTATTTTATTCATTTTGATAAGCTGCTTCAGCAACACTCTTATCATGATAAGTTAGATTTTTTTGTAATTTTTGTACTGCATCTGCACATTGTTTATCTAATTCTACTATTTTGGATGTGATATCTAGCAAAGCAGGATATGCTAATTCTCCTTTTCTTTTATTAGATAATGCTTCATATTTTAAT